TTATCTGAATGCACCTACGGCAGAAGCAACGGCAAAGTATACAAGGGTTCCAATTCTTCTTATCAACGGATCAGCGGATCATCACGGAGGACACGATAGAGTAGACGATACTTTCGATAAGATACCAACTAGCGTCGCGTGGGATTTCTCGCATGATGCGAATAAAATGCACGATGTCGTTATTAATGTAGGAAACGAACTTCTGTGGCTAAACAAGCACATTCTTGGAACAGCTATTACTTGGCCGAAACGCCCTAGTTCATGGTTGTCCAAAGTTTCTGGAACCTGCCAATTCAATGTCCAGCCAGACACATCGCTGACAATTTCTTCTGTGGAATTCTGGAAAGCTGAAGTGGAACCATTCAATGTGAGTCGTGTTTGGTCTAGTGTAACAACGACTAATGATGGGCGCACTTGGATTGGCTCGATGCCAGTAGCGGATAATAGCAAATATCTATTTGCATATGCCAATATTATCTATACAAATGGTGTTGTCACATCCACAAGATTTAATGCTGTAATACCAAATACTCTAAACTAATTATGAACTCCGACAATGGATTATCAACTGGGACAGGATATGTTGGCACGATATACAGCGTGTTTGCAGTAATGATTTCTATGTTACCTGAGTTAGATATTTGGTTCCGAATCTTGGCATCCTTTAGCGCAATCGTCGCCGCATGGGTTTCGATATTTATGATGCTTTCCAAGATGAAACGCAAACAAGACAAATGAAACTATCGTTAACGATAATCGCGGCGATACTACTTTCCTCCTGCGTAAATATACCGATACCGCCAACTGGTCAGAACCAAGGAAAACTTGGCTCGATTAAATTGGCGGTATCGTATGTTCCATACCAGAACCCAGACCGAGAAGCTAATGCCAATGTAGTGTATGCATGGCAGCACTTCTCAAAAACAATAAAAGACAAATGAAAATCGTAAACATCGTATTGGAACGCCTGTCAGAGAATTCGACATGGCGCGGAATCATCCTAGTAGCGACTGCTCTTGGAGTAAAACTTGACCCAGAGTTGCAGAACCAAATCTTGGCCGCAGGGCTAGGGTTGGTCGGACTCATCAATGTCCTTCGTAAAGGCAAATGACTAGAGCCGAGATAGAGAGTATGCAAGCCCGTATTGGCGTTACGCCAGACGGGTGGTGGGGGCCAAAGAGTATGGCTGCTCTAAAGAAGCACCTTGCTGTTATGTCTCCCAATCCTCCTATCTCACCAAAGCCTAGCACGAAAGCCTGCACAGAGTTCTTCGGCGAGCCGGGGAAAGTTCCCATCGTCCGAATCAAGCCTCCATACAAAATGTATCTGTATGACGGGCCAGAGACGATCAGCGGGATTCCTATCCACGCCAAGTGCGCCGAAAGCCTGATGGAAATCTTTGAGGACTTGCTAGACATTTATCCGACACCAGACTCAAGGAGCGCGGCAGGTATCGACAAGTTCTTCGGAAGCTATGTGAATCGCCCCCAGCGCGGAGGATCAGAGCCAAGCAAACACGCATGGGCAGCGGCAATCGACCTAGATGCTAATCACAATGGTCTGCACACAGTATGGCCGACAAGATCGCGGATGCCGCTACAAGTGATAGAGGTCTTCGCGCAGCATGGATGGATTAACCTCGGCGCGGTTATTGGCCGCGATGCCATGCACAGTCAATATACCCAATAAATCATTTGACTTAACCTAAAACTATCGTTAACGATAAAACTATGAGTTGCGGAAATAACACCAGTTCTAAATGCAATCCATGTGGCCCAAGTGAGGCGGCATTGAATGAGATTGTAAATCGTGCAGCTTACTATGCTCGCATCGCCGTAGAAGCCGCAGGGGGATCAACTGGCGGCAAAGCACCAACTGGTGGGAATACCTTTGGAGTATTCTACGAGAATGATCAAGTAATGGTAACAGACTACACCATCACAACTGACCGCAACGCAATGTCCGCAGGGCCAATCACAGTAAACCCCGGAGTCACACTAACAGTGCCAGCAGGCAGCACATATACAATCGTATGAGTCTCATCAAAGCAAACGCAGTCCAAATCGGACAATCACCTACAGCAACGCAGAACTTCACGCTGGCAGTCCCATCGTCACCAGACGGCACGATTAAGCTGGCGAGGGGCAATGCTGGAGCAACTACGCAGGATGTGATTAGTGTAGATGCAAGCGGGAATGTCAATGGACTTATTAAATCCACTGGCAGCACAACTGCTCGTTCGCTTGCAAACAGGTTTGCTGATGTTGTGAATGTTAAGGACTTCGGCGCGGTAGGTGATGGGGTAACTGATGATACTGTCGCGATTCAAGCTGCAATCGACTATGTTTATTCAAGGGGTGGCGGAATTGTAGAATGTCTGGAAACATTCAAAATTAATTCAACAATAAATGTTAAAGATAATGTTTCGCTTAAAGGGCAAGCAATTTATCCTTGGGCTGGAAAATCGGCTACAACATTTGATATTTCTGGTAAAAACTCAAGAATTATACTTAATCCATCCGCTACAATCCAAGTAAGAAACTCATCTGGATTGCAAGGATTGATAATCAATCGACAAGGACTTATTACTGGAGAAAATCCAACAACATGGACTGGAACAGCAGTAACTGTATTAGGAATTGTTGGAATTTATGAAGTTACAATTCTTGGATTTAATCAAGCTATTGACGCATCATCTTCTACAAATGGAGAAAGGTCAGGAGGATCAAAATATTTTAAGATTTGGTTTGATTGTAACAATGGAATAAAGCAATCGGCAGTTTATGAAATGTCTCATATGTATGAGTGCATGGGTAATGACATTACTGGTGCGACTACAACATACAGAAATGGTTCTGCATTTGAATTTTCAAACGGCGTTGATTGGTCAAGGGCAATTGGGTGCTTTTCTTATGGCTATTCTCGCAGTTTTAAATTAAATAACACAAATAATGTAACATTGATTGGATGCGGTTCTGATGGAAATGGAGATATTGGAGTAGAAATTATTGGAACAAGTCGAACAACTACTATTTCAAATCACACATTTGCTGCTGTAAATACTGGTATTTATATTGATAACTCAACTTCTGTTTATCCTGATACACAAATTTCTGACTCTGGATTCCATGATGTTTCTGCTTATGGAGTAAGAGTAATAAGTGGAAATGTTGTTGTTACTGGATGCTCATTTAATAAGTCTATAGCATCTACTTCTATCAGAATTGAAAACAATAACTCGCATTCTATAATTCAAAACAATTTGTTTTTTGGATCAGGTGGCGGAACTCCTATTTTGTTAAATGGAAGCAGCAATGATAAATCTAATGTTCATGGCAATAAGTTTATTGGAGCAGTAAACCAAGATGTTACATTTGGAGTTTACAATACATTTGATGAAGATGCCGTTCCTCGGTTTTCATACAAATCTTGGACATCTGCAAATCTTGGGCCAAGAATTGTTTTCTCAAAAGGAAGAGGAACATCAACTACACCAGCATCACCAAATGCAGGAGATACATCAATTTTGCTATATGGAATCGGGTTGGATTCTACTGGTGGATTTGGAGGAGAATCTTGCATAGTTAGAGGTCAATTTGTTGGGACTCCAAGCACAACAAACACATCTGGCAAACTTGTTCTATCAACAACTCCAGTTGGTTCCACAACATCAGTAGATAGAGTTGAATTATTGTCTGATGGGAATTTAGTTCCAGTTACTGATAATTTGTATACTTGCGGTGGTCTTGGACAAAGATGGTCTGCAATTTGGGCGGCAAATGGAACTATCCAAACATCAGATGAACGAGCTAAAAAGGATATTGAAGATTCAAGTCTTGGATTGGATTTCATTAAATCCCTTCGTCCAGTATCATACAAATGGATTGAGGGAAGTAAGAAGATTGTAAAACAAGTTAAATTAGACAAAGATGGTAACGAAGTCGTAGATAATAACGATCTAACAGAAGAATTAAAATCTGGAGAAATTATCACAGAATCAATTCCCGGTGAGCGCACCCATTTTGGATTGCTTGCTCAAGAAGTAAAAGCCGCATTGCCAGAAGGGATTGACTTCGGTGGATGGGTATTGACCGATAAAGAAAATCCTGATAGTCAGCAAGCGTTGCGATACGATCAGTTCATCGCTCCACTTATCAAAGCAGTCCAAGAACTTTCGCAAGAAAATGCATTGCTGAAACAAAGAATTGAAGCATTAGAATCTAAATAAACATGAGCGCAAACATTAAAGCATCAGTAGACGGAACACAGGCAATCATCGGGGTAGGTGGCGTAGACCAGATGACTGTGAGCAACGCTGGCGTAGTCACGGCAAATAGCTTTGTAGGGGCATTGAATGGCTCCAGCGTCACGGCAACTGGATCGACTACGGCAAGGACATTGGCAAATAGGTTTGCTGATGTGGTCAATGTCAAAGACTTTGGTGCGGTTGGCGATGGCGTTACGGATGATACTGTTGCGATTCAGAATGCTATTTTTGCAGCAAATTATGTTAATGGATATGTAATGTCTCCCGCTGGATTTAGTTACAGAATTACAAATACAATTGTTATTAATAGAGATCGCATTACTATTGATTTCAATAAGAGCGGTTTAGCAATGGATGATCCAACAGGAATTAAAGACACAATTTTAGTTGGAAATGGAACTACGGGAAGAAATCAAATTTATATTCAAAATATTACTTTCGGAAGATTTCAAGTTGCAACTGCTGGATATGCTATAAATCTTGATAGAATTGGAGTTGCAAAAATTCAAGATTGTTATATATATGGGGATAATAAAATATATGGTGGCATTAAAGTAAGAAATGGAATTATAATAGATATTCAAAATAATTATATTAATCGTTGCGTTCGTGATGCTATTTATCTTGATGGATCAACCCCAATTGATCGTAGTATTGATATTGTAATACGAGAAAATCGTATAGAAAGATGTTATAATGGAACTACAATTTGGGACAATGTTGAAGGTGTATTTTATAGAGACAATATTGTTTTTGGAAATAACAATTATGGTTTATATGTAGATGCTTCGACTCCAGCAAATGGACTTGTTTCATTCAAATTTCAAGAAAATGATTTTGATGGAAATAAGACAGGTGCATTTATTGATAAAGTAACCAATATACAATTTACAGATAATTGGTGTTCAGCTAATACAGATACAGGAGTAGCTGCAAATCTCTATATCGGGCCAGATGCTGGTAGCGTAGTTGTTGATGGAAATCAATTTTATTGCACCCCCGGCTCATATACAAGTTTGAGATCAGATGGTGGTGATGTTGTTATTTCATCTAATCTTATCAACGGAGGACAAACTGGAATGCTAATAATGGGAACACTGTATTCCATTACTGGTAACTCGTTAAAGTATTTAACAACTGGCATAAATCTATTCTCTGCAAATAAATATACTGTAACAGGAAATGATTTTGAAAATGTAACTACACCGATTAGTGTTGGTGGAGGATCAAATGAAATTGTTGTTGCAAATAATGGTGGATATTGTGTTGGTTCAAAAACTTATGATCCACCAAGTATTGCGCCCGGATCAAATGATACAACAACAGTTGCTGTAAATGGAGCAGTTTTTGGAGACATTATAAATGTTTCATTTACTAATCATAACAATAATGGAGGAATAATTATTTATGGATATGTATCAGCAGCAAATACTGTAACAGTTAGATTTTACAATCCATTGCCTTTTGCATGGGATTTGCCATCTGGAGTAATTCATGTAACAGCAACAAAAGCAATTCAATACTAACAACAACAAAAACAATTCAAATATAACATAATATTATGGCACTACAAAAAAACATCAAACTCACAGACAACTTTGGAATTGAAGTTGAAATTCCTAATGCGTATATCAAAGTAAAAAATGTTGATTGTTCTAAAACAAAAACAACATATACAGTTTCTATCAATAAAACCAAAGATGGAATTCTTCTACATAATTTGTATGGGAATTTCGACTACGATTTGAACGGAGAAAACCCAATCAAGCAAGCCTATCTCCACCTTAAAACCTTGCCAGAGTTCGCAGACGCAGTAGATTGCTAATCGTTATGAGCTACTGCACACCTTGCCCACCATGCGACACGAACTTTCCGTTGTTGTGCGAACCACTTGAAACAACTGCCAATGGCAAACGCTTGGTAGTAGAAGACTCTGCTGCTTGTCAGAAAACGATTCAGAGTCCAGTTGCCCAACAAGTCTTGAAGACTGATGGTGCTGGTAATCTGACTTGGACAAATGGGGCGAGCGGAACTGTCTTGAGGAAAGATTCAACAGGACTCGTTGAATTTGCTACGCTCAATAGCGTTCTGCAATCTGGCCCAGTTGATCTTGGTAGCCAACCATTGACTACTACTGGAGCATTGACTGTAGGTTCACTTTCTCCAACACTTGCTATTACGGCATCGTCGCTGACTGTTTCTGGTGCGACATCGACTGGATCGTTGAGTGTAAGTGGAGCGACATCAACCGCCGCGATTACCTCAAGCAGCACTATCCTTGCTAATGGTAACTCATCCAAGATTGGATACAATACTGGCGCAGGCGGAACGATTACCCAAGGTGCAGGAGCAAAGACAAACTCTGTTACCCTCAATCGTCCTACTGGAATTATCGTTACCGATAATGCGGCACTCGCGGCTGCTACTGCTGTTACTTTTAACTTGAGCAATTCGGTTATCGAGGCTACGGACATTGTAGTTGTGAGTCACATATCTGGAGGAACACTTGGTTCATACAACTTCGCGGTGGCTCCAGCGGCAGGCAATGCTAATATCGTAATCCGCAATATCACAGCAGGAAGTTTGTCAGAAGCATTGACATTGCGCTTTATCGTAATCAAAAGTGTCAACGCCTAATGCCAACAGAGGGATCAGTATTCGATGGATTCACAAGTATCGTAGCGCAAGACGCCGATACTCATCCATCCTATCTTCCAGAGTTCTATGTAGCTGAGTCTGTCAACCGCACCTTTCGCGGAGGTATTAACCAGACTAGGCCAAGTATTCGGAATCTCCGAATAGTTGCTGGCAACGGGCAACCAGAGACTATCGTTAACGATATTGAGACGGGAAACTTCCAAGGAGTCTATCCATATAGGAAGGTAAACCAAGCCGCGATAGGAGACGGGCTGATTATCTCTGTTGCTGGGAAGATTTACTTCCTTCACATCATTAACAATGTCGCCTACGCATACATCCTGCCGGGGCTGACAGATTGGAACGATGCCAGCTTGATGAACACATGGTTCGTCCAAGCGGAGGATCGGGTGTATATCCAAAACGGATACCAATACGCAATAGCATGGGGAGGCGTTGTTGGGGCGGTTTCAGCCACACTAATCACAGCTAATACCTACTGCGAGATCGTTACAGTAGGAACAACGGATTACACTTTAATCGGTGCGCCATCCAATACAGTTGGTATCAAGTTCACGGCAACTGGGACAGCAACTGGAAGCGGGACTGTATCGATGCCTGCTTATCGTCTATTCCCCGGCAAGGGGCAGATGCCGATTGGGACGATCATGGAGTATGCCTTCGGGCGGGTATTCGTATCCGACAAATACAATCAAATCTACGCATCGGACATTATCTTCGGAGCAGGTTTCACGGATACTACCAATACCCAGAACTTCACAGAGATTACCTACTGGGCTGAAGGTGGAGCGTTCTCAACTCCAGCGATGATGGGTGAGATTACTGCGATGAAGGTCATGCCATATATCGGCGGAAACCTGCGCGGCCAAGGTGAACTCGTAGTCCTTACATCTAATGGAGCCTTCTCAATGGATGTCAGTATTCCTAGAGCATTGTGGAATACATCGAACATCCAGCGCATCTCCCTACTAGGCCGAGGATGCACAAGCCCCAATGTAGCTCTAGTAAACTCTGAGCTATGGTTCCGCTCCCATGATGGTTGGGCATTCTATTCTAATAGCCAATCTGAGTTTGGAAGATTCTTCTCATTGCGAAAGCTCTCCCGCGAAGTGAACAAGTGGGTTGATCTTGATACGAAATGGTTGAGGCAGTTTGCTTCGACTATGTATGTGAACAACTACTTAATCAGCACAGTTGCGCCACAGACAAAAAAGAACCAAGCCAAAGGGCTGCACAGATACAACAGGGGAATGGTTGTTCTCGACTTGGATCAAACCGCCAGTCCCTCGCCAGACGCTGACCTTACCTTCCGCTGGAACGGACTCTGGACTGGATTCCGCCCAATTCAATTACTGACTGCTATCATTGATGGGCAGAAGCGCGGCTTTGGATTCAGCTTTGATACTGATGAGCGTAATAGACTATACGAGATTACGAATGAAAGGTCAGAAGACTACGGGCCTCAAGGAA